TTGCTGCGTTAAAGCGGTCTGAGAGTCCTGAACAAGCTTCAAAAGCCGCTGATTTTCGACTTGAAGGTTCTGAGTGTAGTTAACAGCCTCATTTGCAAGCCTATCCGACGATTCTTTGGCTCTACGCTCTTCGTGGTACTCCCATTTCAGCTTTTTTATGCGTTTTTGGGCACGTTGACCTAATTGTGCAAGCTCTTCGTCCGATGCAGCCCCGTCATCTTCACTTTTTGACGCTGGAGCACCCCTTTGGTCATCTTCAGGGCGGTCATCCACGACCTCAATGTCGATTTCACCTGTATCGGCACTCGTCTCCGTCTCCGCAGGAGGCTCTATCGTAGTTCTAACACCTAAAAACTTGTCTTCTTCGCTCATTCTTCCGGTTTCTTCACTCATTTTAGGCCCTTTCCACACCTCTGGGGTCTTCCACGACCGCCTCTACAGTATCATCGTTGATTAAACGGAATTCTTTACCATGTATTTTAATTCTTGTGCCACTGAATGCCCTAAAAACCACCCAATCACCTACCTCACAATATGGTCCATTAGGAAATCGGTTGTAATTGACGTAGGAGTCCGGCCCCATTGACATAACCCAGCCCACAATCGTGGCGATAGCCTCTTCATGTTGGGACTGCGCCGACTTTATGATGCCACCTTCGGTGGCTTCTTCAACTTCGGGGAGTGCAATCAGCAGTTTGTAGCCTTTTGGCTCCGGTAATTGCGATGCGTAACGAGAATCTTCTTCTTCAACATCTTCTTCTGGTAATACCATTTGGTCCAAAACTTCTTTTGCGAGTGTAGCCACTATGACCTCTCGTTGAATTGTTGCGCCCCGAACGGGCGTTGCGTCCTACTAACTAAAATTCTCTAAGTCGATCTTCCAAATCTATTACTTCTCGTTCTGCCCATGCTAATCCTTCGATAATACCGCACATCTTGCGATATTCTTCCATATTTTTTGCTGAACCAAGGGAAAGCAAATCGGCTATTTCGTTCATCTGTTTTCTTAATTTCTTTCTGAGCAATGATAAAGGATCATCACTCATCCTTGCTCTCCTCTTCTTGCTGCATCTTTAGATTAAGCTTCACGCCTTCAATTTCCTGTTCAGCATCAAACCTTTCCTGCTCCAAACTAAGCTTCATACCCTCAATCTCTTTTTCAGCATTAAATTCTTCTTGATCTAATTGAGTTTTGAGCAGCATCTCTTCACGTTCCTGTTCCAGCGCAGCAGCATCAGAGCGTTCCTTGGCAGCGAGTTTCTCAATCTCAAGTTGCTGTTTTGCCTCATCAAGTTGCTGTTTTGCCACATTAGCCTGTTGTGTAGCCATAAGTCTCTGTTGTTCAAGCTGAGATTTGAGTTGATCAGCCTGCTGCGTGGCCGCGAGTCTCTGTTGCTCCAACTGGGACTTGGCTTGATCAGCTTGTGCCCGACGCTGAACATCCTGCTGCCTGATCTGTAGTTCCTTATCACGCTGCTGCACGATAGGATCTTTCTGCATCTTCGCGTCTTTCTCTGCTTTAGCCTTGGCTTTCTTTTTACCCAGCATCTGTTCAGCCGCATCGGCAACAAGTGTACTAAGCCGCTTTTCAACATCTTCAGGCAGAGGCTGATTAGTCGGCGGAAGCGGAACACCAAGCTCTTCTTCGACCTGATCACGAAAGATGAATGCCAGATGTTCGCGGATATGTGAGTCCAGGGCAGCGTTCATCGCGCCACCCATCTTATTGTTCTGCATCTGTTCTTTAATCTGCGGATCATTTTTGAGTACCATATGCACTTTCATATGTGCTTCATGGTCTTGGTACTCAAATGCCTTCACAGGTTTCAGTGTAAGAAGATCCTCGTTTTCACTAACCGGATCTGTAGGATTAATCTCATCCGGCATTGGAACAATCTTATCTGCATTCGGAATGCCAATCAAATCCATCATCTCACGATGAAGAAGTGGCATGTCATACAAACCAGGCGATTGCTGTGCTAATTGCATTGCCGCTTGGTATTGCATGATCCGTTGTGCCATAGTGGACGCATTGGGGTCCGAAACAGGCACAACATCAATACGGTCATCAAAATCTTCAAGTTTGATACCCTCCCCTTCTTCGGTCTCATAAGGATAATCCGGCGATGTATAGTCGCGGATCACCTCAGAAAGAATCTTATACTCTTGTTTCAGACTGGCGTGAATTCTAGCCTGAATAGCAGACTGCACTTTCATTGCCCGTTCCATGATCGCAAGAGTGGTCCCAACGGGAGCCTCTTGATTCATATCTGCTACTTTAAGGTCGGCCATCGACGCAAAGCGTCGGCCTTCCTCCACGATATTACCCAGAAGTTGATATAAGACCGAAGAAGGTTCTTTATAAGGAAGGAAGGTGATATTGTCCCTGATAACGCCGCCCGGAACATCGACATCTCTAAATTCTCCCGGCATGATGGGCGTATCATCGCCCTTGATTCTGAGTCCACGAGTTTTCAAGCCCCCAGGCAAGTTGGACAAAGTGCCCGCATCAACGAGTTGACGCAGCAGACTCGTCGCTGATTTCGCGAGTCCGCCGATCATATGAATTAATCCCAGATTATAGAACCCGATCCCAGGAACGTATCCGTAGTGAACGAAGTGTTGTTTTTTTATTCGATGTGGATCGTCTTCGGCCCAGTTCCTGTAAATCGATAGAATTGTGGAACTGCTTTTATCGATAGTGACAACGTAAGGCAGTGCAACTCCATCGGGGTCTTCAAACCCTGGTACATCAATATCACAATGCATTTCAAGAAGTTGGTGCCGTTCGTTATCATCCCACGAAGGACTGACGCCACCAATCTCGTTGAACTTGCTTGTGATCGGATTATCTTCGATATGCGAAGCAGTGAGTTCCACATCACGGTAAAAGCCACTGACTTGAAGCTTTCTAACCTGATTAGTGCTACGATTCATGACATGGGTATAGCGTTCCGCATGTTGTAGCTCAGATTCATTGTATGACACAACAAAATCCTCCGCCGGAACAAACATCGAAGTCGGTCTGCCCAACGAAGGATCAAAGTAGATTTTACGGAATGCCGAACCAGCAAGTGGCAGGCTGAACAGAAGCTTTTCGGTTTCAGACCGATATTCGGTCATCACTTCGATAAGCTGGTAGTTCATGTACTCCTGCACACGCCGCGCCTGCTTCTCACGATCATCGGTAAGAATACCCCAGATCTGTGTTTTGACCGGACCCTTGGCTGGCATGATTTCCTGAATCGTCTGCGCCTGGAATCGTACCACGGCTTCGGAAAGCATCGGATGGAAAACGCCGCAGGCTCCAGCCCACGGAGTAGTACGGTCTTCGATCTCAAGACCTAGCTGGTCGAGACCTTCCTTGTACGTTTCTTCCCAATCCGAACGACTGCTTTTGTCGGAATCGAACATCCCGATACAGTCGAGTGCCAGGGTACGAAGCTCGTCATCATCAACATACTCAGCCAGATTGGAATCGAATTCCTCTGCTCCGGCACCCATGAGATCTGCCATGGGATCGAAATCGATCTCAACACCGCCGTCTTCCAATTCGGTGATCAAGGAATCGCCAATAGGCATTTCCTCTTCTGCAACCATAAGCCCTTCTGGACCCATATCAAAATCATCTTGATCGAAAAGTCCGTTAAGGGGTTTATCTACAGCCATCTACGATCTCCATCAATTTTCAAAGCGCATATCGTAACGGTCCTTCCACATCCGATATCTAGCTGTATCCTGATCTATCGAATCCAACAATGACTGCATGACATACTGATAGTCTTGTCTATCCATAAACGTTTCCGACTTTCGTTCATGCTTCGCATTAACCGCAGGATACAGCAACAATCCCTGTTCATCACGACGGTTATATGCGCCCCTCAAGCCCTTGGATACAAAAGCTTGTAATCCTTTCTCAGCCCATGCAGGATAATACCCAGCTTCCATCAAGTCTATTGTTGCTCTGACAATGCATCGTTCCACTTCCGCCTTTGTGTGACCTACACCATCTGATTGAACATCATCGACAATTGCAGCGAAATCCAGTTTGTCTGCACATAATACATCGCTATCTGGAACATACTCGCTGGAAAAGGAATCTAGTTGCTCTGACATCTTAACTCTCCATCAGGGTTGTGAGACGTTCGATAATGCTATCAACTTCTGAAAGCCAGCGATGTTTCGGGTCCAATCTAGCAAGTCCCCGTCTACGTTCTGTAGCCACCGACCGGATAGCCAATACAATTTTGATGTCAGCAGGAATAGGAGGCGGTAGCTGTGCAGCCGTTGTTCCAGCCAGATCCCGATCATACTGATCACTCGACTGCGCCAACACCTTTACACGAGTGCGTTCCGGCTGACTCATAGCCGTAAGGTGCATTGCCATAGCCAGCTTTTGGGTATGATTCGTTTCTGCCTCGTTAACCAATTCGGACAGCACTCCACGATCATCATCATTTATCTTTTTGAGTGCCTCGTCCAACTCAGCAATCTCAACTTTCTTTTTTGCTTCTTTCAATGACATCGTTCCGTTGATCACAGGTTCTACGAGTTCAGGCTTACGCTTCCGTATCTTCTTCGCATCCTGCACATACTGGTGGTTCGTCTGGAAAGTTTTAGCGGCTTCATCGCGTGACTGAGTCGCTTCAGCAATTTTTTGCTTAAGCGACTTTCCATGAGTCGTTAATCCATGCGCTTGCCTTTCGCGAGCTTCCGCTTCCAAGATATCCAAGATATCTGGATCTGACGCGATCATAGCACGTTGCTGACTTGTGAGATGTCTGCGCTGAAGATTTGTCGAGACAATCCACTCGCCAGCAGTTACACCATCAGGGGCATCCCATTCGATTTCCACGGGTGCAATGTTCAACTCATCACAGGCCCTGACACGATTGCGTCCATCAAGTAGTTGATTTTCATGGATCACTACAGGATGTAGTTGACCATGATCTCGTATGTCCCGAACAAGCTCTTCGTAATCATGACCCAACAGCAACGGAAACTTGTCTGCTACTGGGTGAATATCAAACATGAACAGTCACCTCCTCTTAGGTTGGAATCAATAATAGTCTGCCTTACGGCCTGGTAGCAACTCATCCATCGGATAGTCGCTATTCATACTGATAAAACCACCCTGCCGGAATCTTATAAGTGCTTGCGTAGACGAATCTACGAGATCGTCGTGGTCGCCGTAAGGAAATGCCGCGAATTGTTCTATGACCTCTTCGGCCCAACGCTTTTTCGGAGCATAAACGTGCCCACTGAAAAAGAGATCAGATACAGCATTCACCCTGGCAACCTTGTCCTTACCTCTACCAGGCGTGTATTCCGCAACAGGGATTCCAATTCTGCGAAGCTCGAAAATCAAAGGACTACCCGCCGCCTTCGCTTCCACGATAAAAGCATCGGGATCGTATTCCTTGTACATCTCATACGCACGAACCTTGAGATCGGGAAACTCTAGTCGTTCCTGCAACGCATCCAACAAAACAATTTTTGCATGACCATCTTCCGTATAGAAAACACCCCACGTTGTGCAAGCACTGTAATCGGCGGTTTCCTTCGCAAGAAACGCCGTATCCCAGGATTGGATCACGAACTCACATTTTGGTGGATCTTTTTCCGTCCATTCCTTCCACCACTCACGTTTAATGAGTGCGCCTTCTTCCGAAGTCGGATCTTGCTGGTACTGAGCACTCCATTTTGGAACCGGAAGCTCTGCTCTCAGAGATTCAAGCTGATCCAGGGGCCAGAATCCAGGCCATAACGGTTTACCACTTGGAAGGATCGCAGGCAATTCGATGATTTCCCACTCGTCAGAACCACCTCTTTCGATAGATGCCTTCAGAATCCTGCCCGTTAGATCCTTGGTTGACCAACGAGTCATCACCAAACAGATAGCCCCTCCAGGCTGCAACCTCTGACGAGGACCGGAAGTGTACCACTCGTAAGTTTTGTTATAGATATCGGGATCGTTCATAGCAGCTTCCTGCTCTGAGTGGGGATCATCCACAATCAGGATATCCGCACCCTTACCAGTTACCGCACCACCAACTCCGATAGCGAAGTAGTCGCCTTCTTTGTTCGTGTTCCAGCGTCCAGCAGCTTTCGAGTCCACACTAAGCGCGACACCCGGAAATATCTTGGAATACTCGTTAGATCCAACAAGGTTACGGACTTTACGTCCGAAACCAACTGCTAGTTCCGCTGTATGAGCAGTTTGAATTACCTTGCGATCAGGAAACTTCCCAAGATACCAGGCAGGGAACAGATGAGATGCAAATTCCGACTTGGTATGGCGCGGAGGCATGTTGATGATAAGTCTTTTCAGTTCACCAGCCGCTATACGGTTAAATGCATCTGCCATGACACGATGATGATTACCTTCTATGAACGCAGGCCAGACCTCACGAACGAATGCAAGGAAGTCCTTGTTGGATTCAGTACGGACACGGGCATCCGCCAACTCATCCAGAAGAACGAGCACTTCACGCTTCTCACCAGGAGGCAGAGTGTCTAGTCGCTCTGCTATCGATTCAATATCCACTTTCAAAAATTATACAAAAATTTTTCTCCAGAAAAGAGGGGGGCCTATTCCTGAGAAAAAACTCCCCTTACTAGTACTAGTATATACTAGCTAGTAAGAACTAGACCAGATACATACTAAAAAACAAAAAACCTAGATTAAACCAGCTAGATAGAATCTATGTACCACGAAAACGAAAATGACACGTTTGAGAACGTACTTCCGAAGTACAAGATCACGCCAGAAGAAGAACTGGCAATCAACAAAGCCGTGATCGCATACCAGATTCACAAATTTAAAAATAGAATCGTGCGAGACAAGAATGAAAAATGGTCCAGCGAAGATTATCTGGAAGCATATCCAGAATATTTCGAGAGACACGGCAATAATAAACTCAGATCGAAAGGAAAAACCGCTTCAGACATCATAGATGACTACTTCATCGAAAAAGGCGAAGATACAAACAACAGACGTTGGTATAACTTAGTAAGATGTGTTATAGCAATAGGTGAACATATAGCAAAGTATGAAATGGAGCTATAGGACGAGCAAAACTGTGTTTATTCTTTCTGGGGGCGCGGCGCAAAAAAAGGGGGGGGTGGTGGTACGGGGGTCAGCCTCTCTGGCAT